CACCACAACCCCCTCGCAAGCGATATTAATGTGGTGGTCCGCAGCGCATTTCGGCGCCACTTGGATCAGCAAAAGCAGTACAATTTTTTATGGTGCACACCCCAGTGTGGCCGTTGTGGCTATGCATTATGGTTAGTCAACCCCACAACCACCGAAGTGCGCTTTAAACGTATATAACATGCAATAGATTAAACAGGATGGCGATCCCAACTCCATCCCGAGTCCGTGGTTTACAGTCCCACGAGACCTGGTAGTTTGCGCTACATCAAGAATCCAGCAACCTTAGGCATAGACTTGAGGATTAACTTACCACCGTTCGCAAGCGCCTTCTTAGCCAAACGACTCGCCCCTGATTCCACCGCTTTCATGGTGGAGTCTCTCCAATCAGGTTTCATGTCGTCGAGCAACTTCGTGACAACATGAGCCGGCGGCACAGCAGCCGTGCGTACCGGACGAGGAACAGAGAGACCAGATGTGCCCTGAGGTTTCCACTCGATGTTCTTGAAACAATCGAATTGAATAATATCAGAGGCAGCACCTGAGGTGAGCGAGAGTCCCTTCCAAGCAAAACCAATGATGCGAGGATTGGACACTACAGCAGAAGATCCTAGCGTGTACGTGCCGGCGTTGACGTTGACAAGAAAATCATCGCCAGTACCAGGCGTCACACCCGCCCCCCGATTGCGAAACGTTTCACTCATCGCTCCAGGAGTCCAACGAATCTCCTGGGAGTCCAACGACATACGCTGGACCTTGTGACTGAGTACGAAAAGATCATTTACACTCAAACCGTCCCCACGGATCTTATTCTCCAAAACGGAGAAGGGAATGTCTACCACAGCCACAGCTCCCTGTGTGGTAGAAATCGCCCCCAAATAACTCATACGCATACATGCGGACACCGTGCGGGCAACATCGCACACGGTACCTGAGACAAATGGGTAAGCCGGGTCGGGTGGTGAGTTCGATGAAAAGGCCGTTGATTGACCATCATTGACGTATCCCCGCAGATCAATACCACCAGCAGGATTGACAGCAGAGTGAGTCAACATGTTCCACGTTGAAACGCCATTAGCCAGGCCGGATGTCACAAGCCCCTGACAAGTGAAGTCAGGGGCCCACAAAATACAACCACACGTGGCAGCGTTGGCGCCCGAAACAGTTAAACTCTCAGGATTCACAATGGAGTGAAACTTGGAAAGATATCCCTCTGATGACCCATAAAACCCGGGCATCAGTTGCGAACCACACGGGTCAGCAAGCATCTGCGCATAAGCGCTGGCAGACTCAGGACTTTGTGTAGCGCGCCTTTGACGGCGTTTACCCCCACTACCAGGGCGGCCGGTACTAACCCCAGCCTGGTTCTTATTCTTATTACTCCTCCGAGTAGGCATTGTACAGATCGCGCGAAACGAGAGAACTTCTCAAATCAGTTTCACTTACCAACTGTGTGTCACTCACAACCACACTGTCGTAATATCGCTCAAGTTCCACCTGCCTCCAGATATTAATCCCGAAAGCACGATAGAACGAGATTCTCGACTCGTCAGTGGGTTCACGGACACGCCTAGACATATCTCGCGACAGGTAATAAAACCCATTGCGTTCCAAGGCACACGGCGCTATGCCACGAGAATTGCGCTTCAACATGGTGTAAAAACTTTGCATAACGGGCAAACCCCCCGTTAGTGCCAGGCCACAATCGGCTATAGCACCCATGTAAGCGCGCATCTCTTTGGAATTGCGAAAGCGCCTAGTCACCAGCAAATCCTTAGTGGTGACAACAGCGGGGTTTCGACACATAACCCACTCCTGCCCATCCCAAACAGGGCGGGATTGGCAGAAGTCAATTCGCTCAAACACGTCAACAACGCCATCGATCTTCACAGTGTACCCTGCTTGCAAGCAGAATGCACTGAGACCGTCAAAGCGCCCCAAGTCACGTCGCTCCACGATGATGTTGGTGTCATCACCAGCACTAATCAGCTGGTGGCGCACGCCCACATGCTCGCAATACGCACGTAACAAATAGCAAACGATGGACACCCCACAAAGGGACGTTGAACTCAACCCAGAGTTCAGTGTGCCAACTACAGAGTATGGCACGACACCATCGTCACAGAGGACCATTCCACGAGTTGATATGGTGTGTTTCCACAGTCGGTTGAACTCGCCGACTTCACAGTTAGTCTTATACAAAGACTTGCAACACAACCACCTAACCCAATCTAGGGCCTCAGGGCTACAATGTTGGTCAAAGCGGGACATATCAGTAATCAAACAAACCGGATCGCCGAATGTGTCCCACTTGGATCGCAACGCCGATGCCACCTCAGAGCCGTTAAGCCCCTTGGTGACAGTTGGTCCACCGTATAGCGCGTCAATTGCACCGTAGACGCACTTTTCCAATGGATACACGAAGGTTCCAAAGGTTAAGTTAAAGACGGGATTGAATGGCCGAATAAGACGGGGGGCTTTCCCGAACATCTGGCGTTCATCTTTAACAAAGGCTCCAACAAAACAGTGCTTCTTAGGGTGGAAGCCATGGGTAACCAACTCATCCCTGGCCCTCAGATAAGTGGTGAGTTTTGCGCCTTTATATCGGGACAAAAACTCATCAACACTCAACCTGGCAACCGGGTAGAAATAGGATCCCTTAACGACCTTCCTCATCACACTGCGCCAAAACCCCCTTACAGGCCTAGGTGGAAACTTCCAACCACCTTGACCATCCGCCACATAAAAGACCCGCTCTAACAGAGCAGCGAGCCCCTCGTTAACGGAGGAATCATAAACACCAAGCTCTAACCCACTAGTGATATTTAAGAGCGCACTAGTAAATCGCTCTCGAACGGGCATCCCAGGGCGGTGAACTACCTTGACATCGATGGCATCGGAGCGGGCCTGGTGGACAGCGTCACTATAATAGCTCCAACGTTTAAATATCAAGGGATGTGCATCTATCAATGTTTGCACATCGCACCGCCCGGGACGCCCCTAGGCATAGAACCGTAGCGTATCGTACACACGCCTAAAGTTGGGGTAGCGACTACCTGCCACCTCATACTCATAAGCAGCTGCTTCTGCAAACGCAGACTGCTGCATCTTGCGTGCATCGATCTCGCCACGGCTCCGGACCAAAAACGTCATTGCTGCCAACGCCGGCAACAACGATTGGTCCTTAATGGTCCAGCGAAGCTCCTTGCTACGACGCAGCATGTAGGTATAAACCTGCTGCTGGGCAAGGGAGCGGTTCGGATGTTCCATGCGCTGCGGGAACTCTTTGATGGCATCCCGGATCATGTTAAAATGACCCCGGCAATACCTAGAGCGCCCGCGCCGCGTGGTGCGAACCTTCACTGGGCCATAACCACACCTAGAACAGGTAACGGAGTCGAAACTATCAATGTCCATGAATGCCTTACACCTCAAGCACTCTTGGCTACTAACACCAGCATTATAAGCTGGGCGATCGCCATGGACAACAACCTCGGCTCCTCCGACTGCACTGACAGGCTCCGTCCTCTCAAGATAGAGGGACTCCCCATCCATGCAACCGTCCTGTTGCTCACAAATCTCTTCGTCCTCAAGGAACTCCCGAATCCCTTGGGACAACTCCGGAACATCCTGGCGATGCAACAGCCAAGACGCACCTGAGATAATCTCATCACAAAACTTATAGCAGACAGCACCAATCGCGGCACCCACAACAACGGGTGCCACTACAGGGGTCGCCAATGCGTAAAGTGATGAGGCGATGGGTCCCGGGCCAACGGGTGCGCCACCGCCTCTAGCCATGCGCCTGCTAAAATAACGTTCAGCATAAGTTGTGGCCATGGCTAGTACAGGTCGGATTAAAGAAGAGAAATCAGACTTTCACCCGTCCGAACCGGGCCCCGGTATCAACGCATCCGAGTTGCGTTCCAATTTAAGACAATTGGTAACTACCACCATTAGGGTCGTGGCCTACCCCGGTGCCGCTCGCTAGGCTACACACCGACTACGCACATTTCAAGCAGTCGCCAAAGCCGAAGCCGGCGTGGTTACAGGTTGGGTGTTCTGCGGTGCCCAAAGGGTCACCATTCCTGTCTTGTCGGAACAAAAGTCCCCTAGGATGGCCACACCTGTGTGTTTGGTCTCACATGGGGCTATCTCGGGCAGTTTGTGGGCTCATTACCTCCACCACTTTGACACCGAGACTTCCCTCCCACGATCAATTAATCACACTACCAGTAAGACTGGCTTTAAACCCGTAAAACGGGGAAAACACCATACCAT